GGGGCAAGCTCTAAACGACTGACCACCATGTTCAAGAATGCCATCAAATCCGGGTCACCAATAAAGGCGTCCGGTTCCACGGTAAGAGCAGGTTCAAACCCCCGCTCAGTTTTGCACGTGAAATACCTTTCAGCAAAAGCCCTGTATCCATTGTCCAAGTTGTTATTGTACACACCCAACTTGGTCGGCGGCGCAAGCCCAGGAAGCTTGTACCACCGACGTATCCGATAAGAATTCCCGTTGCGTCTCTTTTCAAGACCTGCGGGGTTGACCTCGGACACTGAGTCCACCCCTTCAACGATCAACGGGCACCACTAGGCGCGACCAACAGTGGATCGCTTGAAGCCTAATGACTTCAGCAACCATGCTGGCGCCCTTCTGCGGCGCAACCCGGCCTTTGCCAAGTTCTCTCGTGACTGGAAATAACACTCAACTACATGAGCGATATGGAGGCTAATGTCAGAGTGGCGCATATTCGCCGCTCTCATGACTTGTAGTGCATATTTCTGTACCAACGCCCTATTGGCCTCGGTGTGCTCCAACGCATTGCCCAGCTTACTGTCAACCGCACTCAGCACCGCACCCACCACAGGTGCCACTACATTCGCCTCGACCTGCTTTCCGCATGTCACTGGCCCTTCGGTGGTGTCAGGAGTTACTCCCACCGCTACTGGCACATCTCCAAATAAGATCACCTTTCCTTGTTCCTCCTGGACGTACTTCTCAACACATTGGCGCTCACGCGCCTTCTCGACGCACTCTATGTAGTGCGCGAGACCGTCTTTCACACCCACGACAGGGGCGATACGATGCTTGAGAACCTCGTTCTGGAACTGTTCCTCCTCATCTAGGTCATCGATCATTCCTTCATCAATGCCCAGGCCACAAACAAACTTCCGCTCTAACCACGCAACGACATTTCGTTTTACGCGCTGCCACTTCGTTGGCCGGTTGAGATGATAATCGTCAAAAGCTTTAATGTTCATGTTCACCGTTGATCCTCAGTTACAATTTACGCTCCGCGGATACGTAGGACCTTCCAAACCCCTGAATGGCTAGTTCAGGAGAGACTGACTCGTGCGATGGTGTTCGTAGAGTGGCTAACAAAGTGTCAATGGGAAGATACTTACCCACTGATTGAAACGAAGTACTTTGTTAG